CCCCAGCGCTGCAACTGGAACCGTTCAAGGCGGCTCACCTGCTGCGCGGCGTGAAAGACCACGACATGTTGATCTACAGGAAGCTGCTGAATGAGTGACCTCCCCCCCGCCGCTCGGGCGGTGTATGACGCCTACTGCAAAGAGGCTGACAACCCCTACTACTACGTCAGTGGTCGCAACTGGAGCTGGCTATGAAGCGTGATTTTCTGCGCCTGTCTCCAACGACATCCGTCGGGACCAGCCTCGATTGGAACGGCAGGTACTACATCGCCTTCTCCGGTGGCGCCAGCGTCTTCATCAGGGACGTGGCAGACCTGCGGCGCTTCCTGAAGATCCCCAAGGGGCTGCCCATGCGGGAGAGCCTGGAGTCTTGGCTGGCGTCACTCGCGGATCAAGATGCCAAGCGAAAGGGGGCCGTGGAAGCCCCTGTCGGTGATGCCAACGTCGAGGGCAGCTTCGACCCGCTGGCCCATGACGTGGACAATGACAACACTCGGATGATCACCTAGGGCTGGCTGGGTGGATGCCACTGCACCAGTAACGCCAGGATCACCTCAAGCCACTTATTCAGGTTGGTCTCCACCCGTTGCCGGATCTCGGGACAGACCTCGTTGAACTTAATCGGTCCCTGCAATGTCTTCTCCTTCTGCAGGGTAGACAACTCACCGTATAGAGCCCGCTCGCAGAACAGCAGGCTCTCGCGGTTGTACAGCACACTGCTCATCATCAACACCACCAACAACCCCAGCAGAACAGTGGTTGGCGTGATGCGGGGGAAGTTCACGGCTATGCCAAACGGGCTGGCCTTGAGGGCATCAGCAATCAGGTGGGGATGATGCTCAACTCAGGCGTGATGACTACGTTGCCGTCGATGTCGGTCAGGCGACCCTGCACCGTGTAGCGGCTTCCTACGGGGAAATGCGCGTCAGGCGTTTTACTCACGCCGCCAACAACAAGACTCGCGGCGAACGTCACTGAAAGTGGTGCGTTGTGCAGGGTCCCCCCGGTGCTAAAGCTGATCGGTGTCCAGCCTGGATCGGTTGTAGATGTCTGGTTTTGCATCGCTCCCGCCGAGTCGAACCGCAACCAAGTCTTCACGGGGTTCGTGTCAGGGTTGGTCGTCATGTACGCCTTGATCTCTAGCCACTGCAGCACGCCGACATAGCTAGCCCCTGCAGGAATCAGTGCGCTGGTAAGGCGACTCGTTCCGATGCTGTCTGAGATTGATGTTCCCGTTATTGCGATTGGTTCTTTTGCGTTGTTCGGGAACGAACGACCAGCGCCCCACATGATGCGAACTGCACCGCGGGCGCCAGCGCCACCGTTATAGTTGTGGTAGGAGCCGCCACCGCCACCGCCGAAGGCGCCGCCGTCTCTCTTGCCCGTGCCCGCCGCAGCTGCGGGAGCACCGTCCCCGCCGTAGGAGCCGCCCGAGCTGGCTGCCTCTGGCGTGGGGTGTGAGCCGTACACATTCACGCCGCCGCCTGCACCGCCGAATCCTGTGCTGGTGGCTGTCCAGTACACGCCACCGCGGCCGCCATCCATGGTGGTGGTTGGACTGCCACTGGTGGTTGTCGCTGCGCTGCTGCCGTCGCTGGTGTAACCAGCCGCACCTCCACCACCACCGGCCCTGGCGGTGACGTTCGCGGCGCCTGTGCCGCCTGCGTGCACCGCAGTGGTCCCTTTGATCAGAAGGCCGCCACTGCTATCGGCAATGCTGGCCCCGCCGCCGGTGGTCGTGGCGTTGCCGGCACTGCCCGTGGAACCGGTGCCGCCCCCGTATGCCAATAGCACGAGTCCCGGCCCAGAAGGTGGGACGTACTGGCAACGGCTCAGAGCACCACGCCGCGCGGTGGCGTTCGAGGCGCCTGGCGTTGCTGCGGCCACGACCACCTCAAACGTGCCGCCGGGTGTCACCTCGATGTCGTTGGCCCAGACCAGGCCACCACCGGCGCCGCCCGCTGTGGCGACACCGGCACTCGCGTCTGCGCCAGATGCGCCACCACCGATCACAACAGCGCAGACACTGGTAACCCCCTCGGGCACCGTCCAGGTGTACGTGCCAGGGGTGACGAACACAGCGGTGCCGCCGTTGACAGGAGCGGGGCCAGTGGAACCACCAGCCAGGAGAATTGCAGCAATGCTCATGTCAACCCACCACCGCTGACAACAAACTCATTGGTGCCAACACACAACATTGTGGCCAGACCACGCTGAGCCAAGGTGCGATCACCTGTGGTCGCCGTGCCACCCAACCGGAGAGTGGTTCCAGCTCCTTGTTTAATGGTCTGACTGGCTGTGCTGTTGTTGTAGATGACAACCACATCACCCACAGCAAAGACAGAAGCAGGCACCGTCACCCCTCCTGTGGTGATTGAGATGTGTTTGCCCTTGTCAGTTGCCACCAAGGCATAGGCCGCGGTCTGGGCGTTCTGCGGGATCGCCTTGATGAACGGCTCCATGGCCTTCGCCACATAGCCCTGGGCGACGCCCAGTGATGTGACGGCCTTGGCGTCATCAGTGCCAGCTGCCACCTCTGCGGGACTCGCCAACCGCACCTGGCCCTGCACCAGGGTTGTTGCTGTTGGGGTCAATGCCTTCAGCTGAGCTGCATCAACCACCCGGCCAACGGTGCCAGCAGTGACTGCCGCTGCATCCGCCAACTGCACCACACCAACCGCTGCAGTGGTTGCAGGGTCAATGCTGATCACCGGAGTGGTGGTGCCAGTCGCCACCTTGACTGGGCCGGATCCACTGACCTGGGTGACAGTGCCATCAGCAGCCCCATCGGGGATGTTGTCCAGGCGCTCCTTGTCCTGGGCTGTCATCAGACCATCGCTGCCACCGCTGCCCTGGGTGCTGGGCGTAACCAGATCAACGCTGATCACTGGTGCATTGAAGGATCCGCCGACTTGCACTGGTGCAGTACCAGTGACAAGCGTCACGCCAGAAGACGTGTTGCCAGATGTGCCGACATGGCCCCACCGGAAGCCATCCCACAGCAACAGGTCACTGGCTGGGATCTTTCCCACCAGGCCAGTCCAGCTGGCATCCGCCACGCCCAGCGTGGAGTTGATGTAGACGTGACCCACTGCAGGTGATGCAGGCGCAGGTGCTGTCACATCACGAATGCCCCTGTAGACCAGAGCCCCAGGCAGGTTGCCTGAAAGAATCCCTGTCGCCGGATCAATCGTCAGGTTGTTGCCAACCCGGATGCCGCCCAGCACCGTGGCGCTGGCAGTCGGCAGGCTGTAGTTGACCAGGCCATTGAGCTTGGTCTTATCCGCCGCCGACATCGAACCGGCTGCAGTCGTCGTCGCAGGCGTAATGCTCACCACCGGGTCGGTGGTCGTAGCTGCTACCTGAATTGGCGCGATGCCTGTGACGCTGGCAACACCACCACCCGGCGGGCCGGCAGGGCCGGCATCAGTCAGGTTCACCCATGCGCGAATCACCGGATCCCAGTAGCTGATCTCCAGCTGGGCCGTGTCGATCCAGAGCTTGCCGCCCTGGCGCTGCTCCGTGATTGGTGGATCCGGCGGTTTGGTGCCGGACATGATCACGTCAAACCGTTCGCTCAGCGCCGCGGTGGTCGCCACATGACCGTCATCCGCCACCCAGTCACCAGCTTTCTGGTCGACCCCATCAACGGTGGAAGCAACCTCATCAGCAGTGCCCTTGGCTGTGTCCAGGTGCCGCGCCAGACGGTTCCACAACGTCAGCGTCGCCAGGGGGTTGCCAGCACCAGGGAGAGTTCCCACCCCGTACTGCAACCGCATCAGCTGGTCGTGTTGTTCCTGCAGCAGGTACAGCCACTGGCGATCTGAGGTATTGAGATCCCCCTCGATCAGGTAGCTGCCGTCATTCCATGCGACGACCTGCGAATCCTCAGGTGTGACCCGTCTGACCGTCAGCAGATCAGTGGGTGGCACCGTCAGCTGCAGCTCAGTGCCACTGGTCCAGCTGTACTCGACCCCGTCAACCAGTCGCTGATGCCCCAGGTACAGATGGACGTGAGCCCTCTGCATGTACGGGAAGGGGACGGAGAACGTCCGGGCCAACCCATCCCCCGTGTATTGCCGATAGCTGTAGGGGGTTGGGATTGCCATCGGACCGCTACGGGGACGTGGGGCGCATTGACCTCATTGTGGCCAACCGCCCAGCCGTGAGCTAGTTCGCGCCCTGGAGGAGCTGCTGCTGGCCTTGCATGAAGGTTCCCAGGTCAGTGACACCTCGATCCATGTCTGCCTTCCACTGCAACGCATCAGTCGTGCTGCTCCGCTCGATCTCGCCCTGGGCCAGATCGGCGTAGTAGTCCTTGATGCGCTGGATCAACACCGGCCCTGGCTGGTTCTTTCGCATTTCAGCCGTCATGTCCCGCACCTTCGGGTTGGTAGTGGTCTCTGGGTCTGCTTCCCACTTGGCCCACTGCTTACTGGTCAGCACCCAGTTCATGGCCTCCCGAACCGTGCGGCCTTGCGTGGCCTGATCAATCAGACGCGTCAGGTCAAGCTTCTTCCGCACCGGCACGGTGTTGCCGTAGGTGCTCACCTGCTCCTCAGCGCCACGCCACAAGGCAATGCCACCCCAGCGGGGATCTTGCGAGAAGGGACGCTGTGGTTTGACCGTGCCGAGTGCAGCGTTGTACTCCTCCTCCAGGCCAGGGGTCATGTAAGCCCGATCCAGCTTGCCGGTCATCAATGCCGTCGGTGGGTTCAGCATCCCCAGGCGCTCAAGCTCCTGCTCCACCCGGTACTCCCCACCGTTGAATGACCAGATGCCAGGGACACCTACTGGCCATTCACCACGGAAAATTCCATCAGGCCTGACCAGCTGACGACCCAGCCAGGTGGTCTCCTTCACCCGGGTGCCCATCCAATGCGACACGCCAGGATTGGAGTTGTAGACCCAACTGCGGACCTTATTCCAGGTGGATTTCAGCGGGTGGTTCTCGGGTAGCTGATCGAACTCATACAGGTCCTGACTGCTGCCACGGGTGCGTGGTGCCTGCAGATCAGTCGCTTGCGTCCCCGTAGCCCATTCCATGAACCGCTCACCACCTGAGAGGACATTGGCCTGGCTATTGGTCACCCATGCCGCCATCCGAATGGCAGCGCTTTCATTGCCGTTGGCAAAGGTGTCATAGATCATCTGCACCTGCCGGAAACCCGGCATCCGCATGACCGCTCCAGCACCCACCTGCAACACACCCTGGAAGGCGTTGTGCTGGTCGTACTTGCTGACGTTGCCCTGGTCGATCACATCCATCGCGTCGACCAGCAGGAACAAGCTGTTCAGCACTGGGATGCCACCCATGTTGAACGGGATGCGGAAGATGCTGTTCGGCACCTTGCCTTCCGCATTCAGTCGCTGAATCCACTGCTTCCGCAGGTTGGGATCGAGGGGGCCATTACCCACGATCAGGCCCTGGCTCCGCATGGTCATCGCCATGCCAGCCAGGGATAGCCACACCACCGTTGCGGCCTGGGCCTGACCAAGCATCTTGGGTGTCACCTTGCCTTGCGGCAGGTTCCACGCCACCTGGGCGATCTTGGTGACTGGGCTCAGTGGGTTCGCCAGGCTGATGTCCCAGATCGTCTGGTTGTACGGAGACTGCCAGAACGGCACCAACGTGTCACCCAGTTCGCTCTGACGCAGTCCGGTGAACGCCCGATCCACAGCACCAGCCAGGCCTTGCGTCTGCCGTTGCTGCATCCGCATGGCAATGGACACGTCCTTCGACTTGATCTGCTCAGCTGTGGCCAGCACCGGGAAGCCAACCCGCTCCTGAGCCAGCCAGGCAGCAATCTCGTCATCTGACAGGTCATCCTCCTCCAGGCCGAACTGCGCCCTGGCGTCCTTGATGTTCTGCGGGCTGGGTTCGGCTTGGTACAGCTGGTCCTGCAGCTGTTGATCCACCGCATCGCCCCACTCCTTCAAGGTGCGGTCCGGGTACAGCGTGGCCTGTTCCAGCAGCAGGTCATTGGCCCGGTCGGTCATGAATGCCCGCAGACCAGCCCGCTGATCCACAGCGGTCAGTGCCTGCAATGCCGAATACACCGGCAGCCGTCTGCCTGTTGCACGCTCGATCGCGCTGTTGTCCAGCAGCTTCAAGGCAATGTGCAGCTTGTCCCTCAGCTGGAATGGCAGCCGCTTGGGATCCAGCGGTTCATCCAGCACTGCCTGGGCAGCCTGGTACTGCTGGTCCAGGTTGAGCTGCCCCTCTTTGGTGTTGAAGTAATCGACGTTGCCAGCAAACGGCGCCTCAGCCTCAAAGAAGCCCTTGCGGATGGATTCACCCCATCCCTGCTTGATCGCTGCCTCAGCTCGCAGACCAGCTTCCACCGCAATGCGAGCACCGTCGATCTGGTCCTTCAGGGCACCACGGAAGAAGTCCGTCCCCAACGGATTGACATAGACCGGCTGGTTCCTGGCAGCAGCCAATGCCTCGGGGTCATCGCCCAGCAGATCCAGCTGGGCACCCCTGGCGCGACCTTCTGTCAGCCGCCAGGCGTTATCACCCGAGAACCGCTTGAACCCCTCCGCCAGGAAGACGATCTTCTGTGACAGGTAGTTCGACAGGATCTGCGTCCGGGGGCTGAACAACACAGAGTCCTTGTATGCAGCCCGTGCATTACGACGCCACAGGCTTTCCCACCCGGCATCACCATCACCAATCGGATCCACACCCTCGGTCTTGATGGTCTGGATCAACTCCTCCATGTCCTTGGCGCCAGCAGCGCCCTTGTCAGTTGCTTCCACCACCCGCCTGGCCAGGCTGCCCTCCTTGACCATCTCCTGCGGGGTCATGGCAATCACTTCCTCGCCCAGCTGATCGAGCTGTGCCTTGGCCTCTGCTCCGGTCTCCTCCCACAACGAACCAGGGGCGGCCTGGTCCTCATCCACCAGGCGCTGGTAGTTCTGCAGCAGCTGGCCAGAACGCCTGGATGCAATGCGTTTGGCACGATGCGCGTAGATCGCCTTGGCGTAGCTGTCCAGGAACTGAGCCTTGGCTTCCCGGGTGGGCGCCACACCCGTCTCTGCCATCTGGACCCTCAGCCCATCCATGGCGTCAATCAGATTCCGCCGGGTGAGGCTGGCAAAGACCTCCAGCTTGGCCTGGTTGTTCAGGATCCCCAGGAACGGTGCCACGTTCTTGCTGATCGCCTGGCCCAACGCGTCCTTGTCAATGTTGATCCGAGCCTCAGTGAAAGCAGTGCTCAGACGCTCCAGGAACGCATCGCGGTGGTTGATGGATGTGACCGCATCAAAGTCCGCTGGGCGATACCTCTCCCACTCACCCGTCATGGCCGTGAGCATGGCACCCAACCGCTGGGCGTTATCCATGCCCATCTGATCCACCATCTGGCGGAAGTTCTCAAATTGACCCTCCGACCCAACGGGCTTGTATCCCGCTTCTGCAGCGGCATTGGCCCATTCCTGCTGCGCTAACGGGTCACGGGCCAGCCGCTTCCACACCTCATCGAAGTTGGCCTCATACTCCTGGCCGTCCTTGCCGCGGAACAGGAAGGTGCGTTCGGGCTTGGGGTCACCCTCCACGCTTTCCAGCATGGTGTGCTGATCCAAAAGGCCCTTCCGCTGGGCTTCCAGGGAACGGATCTGATTGAAGATGTCTTCGCAGTTGGACATGGCTCAGCAACCTCCAGCAAGAGCTTTGGATTTGAGATCAGCAAGTTTTGAGTCGAAGTCAGCCATGACCACATCAAGGGTCACGCCCTTACCTGCGCCTGTTGGGGTGTTGGCCCATGTCTGCGCCTTCCACCCATCAGGGCGGAGCATGTAGTGAATCCCGGAATCCGGTTGCTCAAAGTTGAGGTTGGCCTCTCCTTTCAGAGCACCATTGAATCCTCTCTCAAAGATCGCTCTCGTCGAGTCGAAGGTCTTGTTAACAAGCAGGTTATGAACCTTCTCAACGAAATCAATAACGCGGTCGAAAGCTGCTGCGACCTTGTTGACGACCTTTTCGACCTTGCCGAAGTTGCCTTGATAGCCGCCAAGTAGCGCATAGATCGGATCTTCCCCTCGGAGACGTGCCGACGCATAGCGCTGAAAAGCGACTGCCTGGGTCTCAGCGTATGCGATCCCCGTGTCAGTGCCGTGGTTGGCCCCAAGGGAAGTCTTGAGCCGTGCCCAGTTGGTGTCCATCACCTTGGCCTCCTTGGGTGACAAGGCCAGGTACTGAACCCGGTGCCACGACTCATGGAAGGCCGTCTCATCGACCATCCTCTCCCCGGACTGGAGCACTCCGCGGATGGTCATGGTGTCAGTGGTCAGGCTGTAGGTCCCGCCTGAACGGATGGTCTCAACGCCATCCCCGCCCCATTCCTTGGGTTTGATCTTCTCCTTGTAAACGTCCTCAAAACGAACCCTCAGGCCGTCATCCACCCCAGTGACGCGATGGATGATGGCCAGCGCCCTGTCCTCCCGCCTGGTCCGCGCTGCATCCGCCGTCTCAAACGGACCAGGGGAATCGTCATCCAAGCGCCAGACAGCAGGGCCAGCATCCGCCTGATCCCAGCCCGGGACAGCGGATTCCATGGAGTCATCCAGGCCATAGAACTGCTTGTAGGCCCTGGAGATCGCCTCGACCTCTGGGGTGATGCGTCCCATCGCCATGGCGTCCCATGCCTTGCCGATGTCCAGGCCAGGCACCTTGTCCGAGTTGAGGATGGCCCCCTTGGCTCGGACTACCTTGACGGCCTGAGCAAGGGTGCGAATGGGTGCAGCGTCCACGGTGATCGCCCCCGCGTTCACCCACTTCATGACCAGCTCGGCAGCGCCCTCAATGCGACCAGGCGATGTCTTCTCCGTGATGGGTCGGCTTGCTTCAGCCGGGATCTCCACCTGAGGCCGGGCTGGCGGCTGGTTCAGCAACGGCGTGCTGGTGTCGTACTGCCCCACCCCGAACATGTCCTGCTGGGTGGTGGCCTTGGCATCCATGGCATTGCCCAGTCGGCTGCGTTCCAGCTGCCGGAGCTCCTGCTGCCATGCCGCAGCACCTGCCTCATCGCCCTGGGCCTTGGCTTGCTCCAGCTGCTGACGAGCCAGCTGGGTACGTTCATCCAGGGTGCCGGCGGTCTGGGTGGTCAGGCCATTGCCCTGAGCCTCGGCTGACTGCACCGGTGCATCCGGTCCCGCTGCCCCCACCTGCTTCAGCTCGATCTGCTTCTCCGGCTGCCAGTAGATCTTCACCTCATGGAGACGACCGCCACCACCGGCGCGAACACCGCCCTGGTGGGTCATGCCGCCATAACCCAGACCCATCAGCTCCTCGTTCAGGGAGTCGATCAGCTCTGTGGTGTCAGCACGGCTGTAGCCGATCTGCTTGCTGATGCCACGGGCTTCATCAATCAGCTGGGCGTAAGACATTGAGCCATTGGCCTCCCATTCGCCCTTGACCTCCTCCCACAGCTGGCCAGACATCCCCCGGAGCGCCTTCGCCTCTGGCGTGTTGTCCGCCCAGCCGATCGACTGCTCCCCATCGAGGAACCGGACAGGCTCCTTCTCCACCACCTCATAAACGGCAGGATTGAACTGCTTGGCCTGCGGTGGGCTGGCTGCCAGCTCATCCAGCCGGGCAGCAATCATTTCGTTGCGCCCGTTGAAGTCCTGCTTGGAGCGCAGGGCTGCCGCGATCTCCTTCAGCCGCTCCGGTGATGGGATGTCCGTGCTGCGCCGAGTGAGGTTCCAGGCCTCCTCTGGCGTTGCCCCACCAACCCGCACCAGTTCATCGCTGGCTGCGTAGATGTCCACTGGCACATCAGGCCGCAGTGCCTGGCGCTTGCCCTTCTGCGTGTACTGGTTGCCAGCTGTGGCGAAGTCCTCAGTGGCGTAGAACCCGTTGCCGAAAATGTTGGTCTCGGTCCAGTAGTCACCGCTCTGCACACCAAGGGGCTTGCCTCCCTCGATCGGCTGCGATGAGCCATGGAAGAACCGGCCCTGGCCACGGGTGTCCACCGTGTCCTCCATGGCCCTGGGCTGCCAGGGCTGCCAGGTATCCAGCATCCCGTTGGCCTTCTTCTCCTCCAGCGGCATGTCGTCATACCCAATCGCCTTGCGTTGGGCTTCCAGCTCCACCTGTTTCTGAATGGCGTCCTGTTGGGCGTAGTGATCCGCCAGACGCAACTCGTCCTGCAGGGCCAGGTCTGGATTTGACAGATCCCGCGGTGGATCGGGCAACTCCGGCAGCGGTGCCTCGCTGGGTCTCACCTCACCGTTCTGGATGGCCCGGGTGATGACTGCCTTCTTCAGTTCATTGCGCTGGTCAGGCAACAGCGGTGCTGCGCCGACGTTCTGCTCGTACCAGGCCAGGAATGCCTTGGCCCATTCATGGCGCTCCAGGGCGGTCTTGGTCTTGCTGTAGGCCTGGTTGCTGTGGATCTGTGGGTGGGTGCTCTCGTCTGCACCCCACTTGGCCAGGAACGCCTCCTCACTCAGTTCTGCCGGGCTGTTGGAACCAGGCATCTCATCGAGGTACTGACCAACCCTGGCCTCCTGGTCCTGGATCTCCTGCCACCTGGCCTGACGGTTGGCCAGGGCCTTCTCGCCCAACAGGTACTTGTCAGCTTCTGCCTTGACCTGCTCCAGGCCTTCAGGCGTCATCTGGCTGTACTTCTTGATCCAGCGCTCGTTGAGCCCGCCCGCATCCACAGCAGGCTCCTCAACCGGTGCCTTGGGTGTTGGTGGTGCTGTCTCTGCTGCCTTCTCCAGCTGGGCCAGGATCCGCTTGGCGATCACAGCAGGCTTCCCGCCACCCGCGATCTCAGCAGCACCGTCATTCAGCAGCTGACTGATCGGTGTCTCGGCCGCGTACTTGGTCTGGTCGAACTCACCAAGCACCGCCTCGGCCACACCAGCAGCGTCCTGTGCCTGGGTGGTGTTGACCTCAGCTCCTGCCTTGTCCGCCAGGGCGCTTGCGTTTTTCTTACGTCCGACCTTCTTGAACAGGTTCTTGTTGCTGGTCAGCTCAGCCCTGACCTTTGCTGCCAGTTCGGCCTTGATGATCGTGGTGTCGATCACCTCAGGGCCAAACAACCCCATCTGATCAGACTCCACCTTCGGAGCGGTGCTGGCCATCTGGGTCAGCTCGGTAAAGCCCCGCTCTGTCATGTCACGGCCCTGGGCGAGCTGCACCACGCGGGTCATCCCCTCGGGATCCAACCCACTGCCACCCAATGCCAACGCCCTGCCCAGCGGCAGTTCACCGTTGACCGCTGACTGGAACAGGTTGTCCGGCAACTTGCTCAGCGCCAGGCCTTGCACGCCCAGGCCCGACTGCAGGGGGATGCCAGCGGCTTCCAGACCAGCTGGATCGGCAATGCCCAGTTCGCGGATCACCTTGGCCGCGTCAAAGGCGGTGCCACCACCTGAGGAGATGTTGGCGATGGCACCAACAGCCCTGGCCTGCTCTGGAGTGTTGGCCAGGATCTCCTCTGTGCGGATGCTCCCGATGCCCAGCTCCTTCGCCTTGGCCAGACGGTTGTGGCCATTGACCACATAGGTCTGACCATCCGCTGCATCAGTCCAGGTCTGGATGACACCTTCCGCATCAGGGTTCCAGTTGCTCACACCCTCCAGGGAGTTGCCCTTCTGCTGGCCCTGGGCGTTGACGTTGTCCTTGAACTGGAAGCGAGCCGGATCCACGGCAATGGCATTCACATCCATCACCACCGCACCGTCCTGCAGGCGGTTGGGCAGCACCGTGAAACCCTCCTCCCGCAGGGACTTCAAGCCATCGAGGACATCACCACGGGTGAACTGCTCAAACTCCCGTCCGGTCAGTCCCTGAACCTTCTCAAACAGCTGTGGGCTGTTCTGTGGTGCTGCCAGCGATAGCAACGTGTCATTTGGCAGCTGCTGCCACTGCGCCTCATACGGCACTGCCGGATTGGCCAGGTTCTGCGTAGGACCGCCAAGCAGCTCAGCGTTCAACCCCTCCTGCACTTGGAAGTTGGCTTGCTGCTCCCCCAGGTGACGATCCAGCTCTGGCAGGACAGGGCCAGCAACAGCCGCGGCCTCCTGTAGTCGCTGGTCATCCAACCGGTCCAGTGCCTGGATGGCAGTGTCAACTTCAGGCAGGGATGGGTCATAGACCGGACCCTCCTCCTCGGGGCCAAGCAGCATCTCCTCCGCCTGCTTGGCATTGATCGGTTCAGCCTTGGGCGCAGGTGCTGCAGTGGCTGCAGGTTCAGCCGCAGGTGCCGCAGTGGCCTCAGCCTTCGGCGTTGGTGCTGCAGCATCTGGTGCTGCAGCAGGCTGCATCACCTCAGGGGTGAACTCACTCACCCCGTCGTTGTCCACCTGGATGCCGTTCTCCTGCGCCCAGTTCCTGGCGCCCTGCACCTCGGCAGCAGCACGGCCTTCCTGGATGCGACGGGTGACGTTGTTCAGCCCCTTGCCAACGCCAAGACCACCCAGACCAAATGCCAACTCGACAGCAGCATTCGGCAGGAGGGATTTACCCAGGGACGACACCATGTCATCCGTTGGCTGGACTGCCAGCGGGGCGTTCTCCCCAAACGCATTGGCCGGGTTGCCCTGACGGTTGTCGGTCAGCGCTGTGCTGATGAATGACTCAGTGCCAATACCTGCGGTCCAACGCAATACCTGCTGCACCGTTGGGTTCAGGCTCTGGAAGGCACCCTGCGTGAAGGCATTGGCGCCGATCAGGCGAGCAGCTGCGACGCCACCAAGCGCACCAGTCGTGAACTGGTTGCCCATCTGCTGCCAGAACAGATCCTCTGGCCGCCGTTGCTCAGGTTGCGGCAGGTTCAGCCCCGTGTTCAGCGCACGCTCAGTCGCAGTGACCGCACGCCCTACGGGAGTGCTGGCAGGGTCTGCAGGCTTGTTCCCATTGGCAACCCGCTGCACCACGTTGGTGCCGAGCTTGACCACATCCAGCGGCACCTGGGCAGCACCGCGGACGATGTCTCGTTGCGACGGTGTAGAAGTCCCAAGCCGGCCCTTGGGGTCCATGTAGATCGGCAACATGCCGACTCGACCCATGTACTGGGTGCCCTTGTTGATCTCCTTCAGCTGCCGCTGGCGATACTTCACCTCATTGGCCAGACCAGCTGGTGTGATGTACCACCACCAGGGCCTGGCAGGTGGTCTCGCACCACCTGCAGGTCTGGCGGGCCTGGCAGCGGTTGCCGTCACCGCAGGGCTGGATTCGTTGGCGCTCAACCCACGCCGAGTCCGCCGCTGCTCAGGGGCCATTCCAACTGCTCAAAACCTCCCCTCATTCCAGCGCACAGTGCTGGTGTTGTCCGGGGGTGTAGTTATCCCCTGCCTAGGTATGCAGCCCTGGCTTGCTGCAAGACCTGATGCGCTCTGCTGCGAGGGATGGATGCAGCATTGCCGCCAACAGTTGGATAGGCCGTGCCGCCACCTCTGGTGTGGACTGAGGCCCACTCCAGGGCCAGGTCATCCAACGCCGCGCCAATGTCATTGCTCTCGCCCTTCAGGTACGCAGCCAATCGCGGGCGCTTGGTACCCACCATCAGCTGCACAGCAAGACGGCCCTGCACCTCAGGAGTCATCACCGTGGAGTCAGAAAGACCGAGTTCACGCTGAGCCAGCTTCAACGTGCCGGGAATGAACTGATAGGCACCCAGGGCGTTGTACCCCCTGGCCTGGAGCCCCTTCCACTGGCCAAGCGTCATACGGCTCAACCCAGGAACACCCCTGGGCGTATCGCCAGCAATGCCGCGGTTGGCGGAATCCCAGCCGCCCTCACCGCTCCTCAGTAACGCCAAGACATTGTTGAAGGGGCGCAGGTCGCCACTACCCGTAAAAGGGACGGCGCCACCCTGGCCGCCTCCCCCGCCCTGGCGGATTGCAATGCGCGGCTCCGCGCTGGCGGGAGCAACTCCAAAGATCGCATCGAACGTCCTGCCAGCGGTCTGACTGGCAATGGCAGCAATGTTCGGGAACTGCTGCCCAACAGCTGCTCGGGCAACCTCGGCATTTGCCGTGCCACCCATCGACAGCAACCGCTGCCGGGCCTTGTACTCCTCCGAAGGAGACCAGTCATCACCCTTGTAGTTCGGATACATCTTCAGCTGCTTCATCAGGAAGTCCCACGCGTTGGGCGCCCCAGCATCACGCCATGCCCGCTCAAACTTCACGCTCTGAGCCTTGCCATCAATCGCGTTGAAGATCACATCACGGATTGAGTTCAGCGCCATCACCGGCTTGGTCCGGTACTGACGCAGCTCCACCGCACGGTTGGGGATGTCGTCCAACTGGTTGATCGAATACACCTTCGGAGCGGGTGGTGTATTCGGCTTGGGCTTGCCGTCAGCGCCCAGGTCCACCGGCTTGATCGTGCCGTAGGGATCCACAGACTGGCTGTCTGGATACGCCGGACTGCCAGGGAACAGGTACTGCAGTGAGTCCTTGTCGTTCTTGCCGTACTCGTCAATCGCCTGCTGGGTGACAGCACGCACCTCTGACTCGTTCAGCTTCCGCTTCAGCTGGGCTTCCTTCTCCTTGATCCGGTTGTTGACGTGCTGGGTGTACGCGCCACGCTGCCGACGCTCAGACTCCTCCCGATCTGGCTTGCCAAAGGCTGGGTTCGCTGGGTTCGCTGGATAGTTCCGCAGGATCCGTGAGTTGACGTTGTCATTGATGACCTTGTCGCGAGCAGCCTTGTAGCCGCTCATGTCCTGCACTTCCTTCTCCTTGCGTTCAATCGCAGCGAAAGCACTGGCCTGGAATTGCCTCGCCTCCTCCTGATTCCTCATCCCAGCGGCAAGGGCCTGAACCTTCTCCCGCTCCCGCTTGGCGTTGAAATCTGACCCATAGGTCTGCTCAAGCTGGGCGAAGTACCGGGTTGGCGCCCCCGGGTCATCCTGCTCAAAGACCAGATCACTGGTCAGATCACTTGCCTCCTTGAATGCCCTGCGGGCCTCCTGTATGGCAACCGGAGAAGGCGGCCTGCCAGTTCGCGCCGTCTCCTCCTTGATGAACCGATCCAGCGCCGCAGCCGCAGCCGCAGCCCGATCAGGGCCAGGCGGCATCCCTTGGATGGCATCGCCAATCGCCGCCTCAGACCTGGCTCCAAAGTCCTTGACTTCGTTCTGCCGCGCCGCATACCCGGCCTGCTCGTATTTGATCCGGGAATCAATCGAATCCTGGCTATACAGCTGATCCCAGGTCAGATAGACAGACTGGCCCTGCGCGTCCCTCGTTGGCTTCCCGTCAGGCCCGCGTAGCGGTTCTCCGGAGCGGATCTGACCGACAAGGCGGAGCAGTGTCTGGTCATTGTTGTAGTACGCCTCAGCCTTGAGGCTTTCATACGCCTGCCTGGCCCACTTGCTGGCCATGCCGCCAGGTCCTGCTTTCTGCAGGAAGTCCCTGGAAATGTTGTTCAGCTTGATGCCGGCGGCGATCCAATACAGCTCCTCTGGATCCTTGCCCCTGGTATAAGTCTTACCATCCAGCTCAAATGACGCCCCAGTCATGGAAACCAGGATCATCTGATTCCGAAGCAGCTGCGTCAGCTGCCTTGGCATCACCTCGTCGTAATACTTGACCCGGTCTTCCTGGATCCGAGCGGCCTCCCTCTCGCTGGCCTTCTCGATTGCAGGGGCTGCGTACTTCTGGAAACCAGGAGACGATTCATTGACCCCAAACTTCTCCGTCACCTGAGCGACGTACTCAGCCCTGATCTTGTTCAGCGCTGCAAAACCCTGATCCGGGGATGTGTAGTCAATCTCATTGCTGCGAGAATTGACGTAGGAAGGCATCCCATACTCGATCTCCTGCCCAGCCAGGCGGCTGCGAGCACGCTGCGCTCCGATCTCCCGGTATGGATTCAGCATCCACATCAAAGAGCCAGCGCCTGGGTCCTTGGCGCCAACGGCACGGGCGCCCTGGGCGTAATTGACCTCCCCCACCTCGGTGGATTCATCCACCTTCAGCTGTGCAGTCCGGTATTGCTGCAGGAACTCGGCTTCGCCCTTGTCCATTTGCCACTTGGCAAATGCCAGCCCAGCTGTTTGCGTGGCCTGCACCAACTCCTTGGTGAATGGCCTCAGCGCTTCTGCCAGGTCGGCAAAGCTGTTAGAGCCCTGCACATTGGTGGTGCCGCCAGTTCCGATGACATTGACGCCCTGCACGCCAGGCAGCTGAACCAGCGGCCCCGGCTGGGCCACCTGATAGTTGATCGGCGCGATAAAGGCGTCGACTGGCTTGGCTGCTGTGTTCAGCTGGCCAACGGGGAGCTGGAGTTCTCGTGCCATGGTCGCCCTACAGGTTCTTGATCGCTGAAGCAGTGCCCAGGTAGGTGTTCACCCCACCCAATAGAGCCGTGCCGACATTGAGCCCAACGCTGCTGCTAGGCGCAGCGCCGGTCATGGACGGCGGCGGCGGCATGACCATCGTCGGCAATGGCGGGAACGGTGCGATGGGATCCATGTATGGAGTCGGCTCATAGAACTGCTGGCTGTTGTACTGATTGAGATAGGTCGTAATCGCGGCTAACTGGTCGCGCCTGTATTGACGCGCCTGGAACTTCTGGCCCATCTGCATCAAGGCGTTGTAGTCCCCTGCCTGACGGGCGAAGTTGGCCACATACCGATCCATCGTCTTCCCCTCCTGTCCTGATGCCTGGTACGCAGCAGAGGCCTGCAAGGCCCTGTAGCTGTACTGCTGCATTGCCACGGCCTCCTGCATTCCGCGCTCCTGCAAGGCCTGGTTGATCGACTCGGAGTTGATGATGAACTGGGTGCCAGCACCAATCCGCGCCTCGATCACTCGCTGCGCCTGAGCCAACTCCTTGGCAAGCTCGTAGTTCCGCAACTGGTTGGTGTAAGCCAGCTGCTGGTTGTAGTTGACCGTATCCCGCCAATAGGAATACTGGTTGTTCAGGTTCTGGGTCTTGGCGTTCAGCCCCGCCTGCCACTGGTTGAACTCGCTGGTGGCGTTCTGAAATGCCGCCTGGTTCAGATAGTCCTGCTGCTGGGCGTTGTTCTGAGCACTTGCCCCGAACAGATTGAAGATCGTCGATACGCCTGCGACGCCAAGAGAAATCGGGTCAATGACAACCATCAGACTTCCCTCCAGAACGGGCAGAACAGTGCAGCGCTAGGGCCAAAGGGTTCAGGGTGCTCAACCGTGAACCCAAGATGCCGCAACCAGCGGATAGACCGCTCGTTCTTGGCGTAGACGTGATTCCCGATCGGCACCCCAACCACCTCCAAGCAGTGATCAACCCATTCTCGACCGCAAACAACCAACTCCCAACGGTTCTGCTTGCTCTCCGTCAGACGATCAGTGCCCAGCATCCAGATCCGGTCACCACAGACCCCAGTCACCCCCAGGGGCTCGCCATCGTTTGACTCGATGCAACGGCAGACATCACTCCCAGCCAGGCTGATGAGCACCGCCTCATAGGGCGTCATGCGGTGACTCAGCCACACCTCAAACTCGTCCTCCTTGCGTAGACGCCCAGCGATGTAGGCAGCACGCTCCTCGGTCGGGTCAGCCCACCTCATTGCATCGACCTCGACTTGCCGGTGGCCAGGCCAACCCATTCGCAAGTGCTGAACTTGCACGGGTGGGGTGTGTCGTTATGGATCTCGACCATGCACCGCTCACCGCGACTCATGATCGGAATGTTGAACACCCCCTCAAAGTACCTGGGGGTGTCCTGGTCGTAGGTCTTCGGGGATCCGATCACAGCGCCCCTGGAAGCGATCACAGCGCCGTCATACGTGTACGTGAAGGTGTCCCGGTGTTCAGGCATCACCTTGATTTGGAAGAACCCGGTTTCGTGGTAGCGGAGCTTGGCCTGACGCACCTGGGTGCGAATCGCATTGGCCGCGGCCTTCCCGCCGCCGATGTCGCGCACCAACTTGAACCGACTGAACCGATACCGGAAGTTGAACGGCTCTCCCGCAAACACATCAGCTGCCGACCAGTCTCCACGGGCCGTGACCGTGTTCCCTGTTGTGGTGCTGCCCAGCAACACCCCACCGACCTTGGCGCCTGGGGTGTAGCTGTAAGCCGACCACACCTGGGTGAGCGCCCTGGCCGTGTAGGGCAGCGTCCAGGTGGTCTGGTTTGCCACTGCGTTGAACACCCCCTTGGCCATCCGCATCCCAGCCTGCGTCGCCACCGTGGTGCTCACCCGACGATCCAGCAGCAGGGGGTACGGGCCACCCACCACCTCAGACATTCGATCCATGACCGGGATCACCTCCAGGTACACCTCATCGCCGTACCGCATCAGGCAGTACAGGTTCTCCCGGATGCAGACCACCTGCAATACCTCATCGGCACCATTGAACTCCCAGTGGCTCCAACTCGACTGGGCGCGCTCGGCGCCCTGGCCGGTATTGCGGAAGAAGAACTTGTAGACATAGATCCGATCCTTGAAACCATCCCTCTGACTGATCGCAAACATCGAATTGCTTGCGTCGTTGACCGTCATCTTGAAGATCCCAGCCGGCACATAGGCCGACACGTACCCGGTCAGGTCCTGGGCGTCAGCTGTCAGGGCAGTGCCTGACCCGCGCACACTGAACTCTCGGAACTGTGACCACTGACCATTGGCCTGGCAGAAGATGATCGACCCGCCGGCCTGCTGGGGCCTGACGCTCACATCCACATCGAACTGGGTGAGCACCGTGATCTGTGCCGTGGAGGGCGTCAGGACCGTCTCGGCGGCGTTGAACCTGAACTGGTACTGACTGCTGAACAGAATCAGCTCGTCCTGGTACGGCACCGCATACCGCAGCACAGACACCCGGTTGTTGCTCGCCACCACGTCGATCGGATCGGTGTCCAGCACCGTGGTGACGGTCTCGGGGAAGAACTCAAAGAACTCCCGCACCCGACTGAGGACGACGTTCTCATCTGACAGAAAACCCAGGCGGTTCTTGTAGATGAACACGTCATTGATCGGATTGCCGATAAAGCTTGGATCTGGTGCCGTCACATAGTCACCAGTCGTCCGCTGCCCCCAGGTCGGCACCTTGATGACACCGCCAGCCGTGGCGCCAGCTGCTGGGCCAAACCAGAACGTCCCATCCGGCAAACGAACCAGGACGTGGGGCATCGTCGTGGCATTCACCTTGTACTCGACGCCAGGACTGACGGTCTCAGCCCAGACGCCTTCCCCAAAATTGCCACTCTTTGGCCTGAACTCGACGTAGTACCCATCGAAGTTGTTGCCTGGGTCCCCGACGATCTCCACCTGGTAGCCCTTCGGGGCGATGGTGGGCAGCTCGGTGAATGCCTGCACCTTGCCAAGGATCGCCGTAATGTCGGAGTTGGCCCTGGCGTCGGTGGCAGCGATCGTGATTGGGCTGGATGACTGCAACCACAACACGGAACCCGACCGGGTGATGACCACGCCGGCGTTGGTGCCGATGCCCGTCTTGATTTGGTTGGCAATTTCAGCAGTGCTGATCCGGTTCTCAGTAACCGTCGTGCCATTGCTGATCACAGGGGCCACCGCTGTCGTGACCGTCGCGGTCTTGCCGTTGACCGTCACCGAATACGACTGGCCGTAGTTAGCAGCCCTCACCCAGATCAGCGCCTCATGGGGGCTGGGTCTGGCAATGGCTGGAGCCAGGGCGGTTTCCATCGCCGTGGCCCTGGTGGTGTTCAGGACAAACGTGTAGTCCGCGATGGTGACGGCTCGGATCTGCTGCCTGGCATCCGTCACCGTCGACAGGTAGTCATACCCGCCAGGAGCGGCGACGGTCCGCTCAACACCCATCAGGTCAAACACCCGGATGCCGGTCTTGGTGATGACCGCCAGGTACTCCTCCGTGCTGTCCCGCAGGATCGTGTGAATGAAGGCATCGCCAAAGGATGTGGCACTCACCCGGGCCAACGTGTGGCTGCTGTCCCGCTTCCTCAGCCCCTCGGCAATGCTCGACATGGCATTGACCTGGATCTCGCCTTGCGTTGGATCCCGCTGTGCATCCGGCTGCTGCGTGACCCCCTGGATCAAGTTGGGGATCGTGTAGCTGATCAGGTCCGCCATCAGAGACGCAGCCCCCCGCCCAGGCGGCGCGTAGCCAAGCCCATGCCGGGGCTGTAGGTCGGAAACGGACTCAAGCCATAGCCGTCCGTCAGCAGGTTGTACCCGTTGGTCTGGTGCTCCATTGACTCCAGCGCCGCCCTGGCCGCCCGCTCATCCACCACCGTGTACTTGAAGATCGCGTCATTGGTCAGCACTCGATCCGCAAACACCCGGGCTGCCTTCACCGTTACCCAACGGTTGAACACCTCCGGGCAGTCATCCCACGGCAGCAGCCAGGTCACGTCCGCCCGGACCTCGGTCACCGTGGCGTCGTACTTGTAGCTGCGCTCCCAGGTGTCATAGACCCTCTGACCACGCAACACGAACCGCCTGGCCGTGTTGTACGGGTCCGGGAAGAAGCTCACCACGTTCGACGGCACCACGATCTCCCGGGTGTTCACGTCCTTCTGAAAGGGGTACTGCTGCTCACTGTTCCAGCTCCAGCTCTCGGTCTGCCCTTCCTTGTGAACCTCCAACAGGGTGCGCTCAGCCGTCCGGGCATCCCCGATCTGCTCACCCTCCAGGCTGTTCACCGGGGTCTCCCCGATGTTCTCCAGCAGGATGTTCACCGCATCCAGTAGGCCGGTCCTGCCGGGAGTCACTCCTTGATTCGCCAGGCCCATCCGACCACTACAGGGACGCAACCCATTGTGGATGGCCATGAAAAAAGGGGCCAGCCGTAGCTGACCCCCTGGCCTTTCACGTCAGGAGTCTTCCCAGCGCAGTTTGGCTCAGGCCGTCACAACTGCACAGGCACACTCCGCACGGAGCTTGCCCATGCCAATCGCCTGACGAGCCACCATCAGATCGGACTGGTACTGAACCCGGAACTCAGGGCCGGTCAGCTGCAGGGAAGGGCTGAGCAGAGTCAGCACACCCACCGCCTCACGGTTGAAGATCAGGCCGTGACACTTCGACAGATCCTGCGCGTAGTCAGGGTTCACATCACCGGCAACCAGGCTGTAAGCCGGCTGCATGACGTGGTTGCTGGAGTAGATGGGGATGCCAGCCACTCGCATCGTGGTGCCCTGGGCGATGGTGCCGTTGGAACCACTGCCACCGTTGAACTCGGTGTTGATGGCACGGCTGGACATCGTGATGGCGTAGTAGTCCTCAGGAGTGAAGACTGCATACATGCCGTCGATGGACACGTCCTTCTTCTCAAACGCAATGCGTGCGTCGAAGATGGCTTCCACCAGGGCGTCACCCTTGGCTTGGCGGGTTGCGCCAGCACCGGTGTAGCCGGTGCCCAGGGTGATGGTCTTGCCGACTCGGCCAGTGTTGTTGGCAGGACCCTTGGGCTTGGCTGTACCGTCCTTAGCCAGAGGCTCGGTGGTATCGGTCGCCGCCGCATAGATCATGCGGGCCACACGCTTGTCGTACTCGTAAGCCAGGGCGCGACCCAGCTCAGTGGTGTAGATCTGACGAACGTCGAAGTAGCTCATCAGCTCGTCCATCTGATAGATCGCCGCATCAGCGATCATCAGGGCGTCAAGAGTGATGACCCGCTCGTTCAGGTCGGAAGGATCGTTGCCTTCGCCCAGGATCGGGGTGCCCGGTTTATGGAATCGGGCAGCCATCTTCCCGGTGATCGGGAAGGCAACCGACTTGCCGCCGCGAATGTTGCGCTCACGGGTCTTGCCCTTGAACACACAGCTGGTCATGAACGCGTCAAGCACTTCGGCAGAGCCGAGCTTGAGCATCAGGGCGCGGTCCTTATCGACACCAGCGGCGCCAGGACCCCAAGTCGCGGCATCGCCCTTGATTTGGCCAAGCCGATTCAGAGCCACATCAGGAGGAGTAGCCATGGTTTTGTTGGAAAAAGAGGTTTGCTAGACCGCTCATCCCTTCGCTGCCACAGGTTGTCCTCCTTGAAGGGCCTGGCGTTCAGGTTGCGTTCTGATTAGAAACTATCAGAACACATCTGACCTGGCCAGAAGATCCTGCACCTTCTGGCGATACGCCTCATCCACGTCATAAAGGCGCTGACCACGATCATTTCGCTTGTTCATCGCATCAAGCACCTGTTGCTGGCTCTCAAATCGGGTCGGCGCTGCAGCCTGTCCACCCCCGTAGAGCTTTGGCTCCACTACGGCATCAGGTGCCGCCCGGCGGGCCTGGATTGCCTTGAGCGCCCACTCGATCGCCTGACGGTTCCCGCTATCAACCACAGCGTTGTAGTTGGCCAGTTCCTTGGGATCCAGGTTCTTGGCAGCCCAACCGCTCAGTTCCTGAAAACCCTGTTCGCCGCCCACCAGGGCCTTCAGTTGCACCGTGTCGGCCTCGGACAGCCCGACTGCCCCTGCAGCCTGCTGAGCACCCGCCTGGGCCTTGGAGACGTAGTTCTCAACCACTTGGCGGGTCACGCCAAATGTCTCGGCCAGGGTGTCGTAGTGCTGGCTGATGTCCTGACCGCTATCAGCCCTCCACATCACCTCCGCCAGGTCGACGCCCTTTTCGGCCAACGCCTGCACCGGCCCCTCCCCGTACACCTCCACGGCCTGGTCCGCGGTGTAACCACCGGTCTCGGGTTGGTCATTGGTGCGAGGTTGCTCTGGCTGGCGCTGACCCAGCTTGCGCTCAAGCTCCTGGTACGACTTCGCCAGGTCGTCAACAGACTTGAACTTGCCGGCCAGTAGCTCAGGTTCCTGCTGGGCTTCCTGCTCACGGACAAACTCCTCAACCAGTGACTCTTGGCCAGGTGCCACGATGCTGTTGATCCCCTCCGGGGCAGTCAGCTGCGGGCTTGTGTCAATCGACGGGCCAGAAGTCATCGGGGTGGTCGTCATACGGGTTGCTCAGGTGGTTGTTCTTCAGCTGGTGCCTGCATCTGCTGCGCGGTTGCAGCAGCCGTCGCCAGCTTCTGGGGATCGGCCAAAGGTGATGCCATGGCTTGCTGGGCCATGGCCATCTGCTGTTGTTGCTGGGCCTCCTGGGCCAGCTCCTCCTCGCTCTTGATCAGGCCAAGAACGTCGATCCCCATTGAGTACGCCATCCGCTTGATCAGCTCAGGCGGCTTGACGTACTGCGCCAGGCCCTCAGGACCCAGCGTCTGACCAAGCGTGGTGGTGAACCGGACCAGCTGTTCCAGGTCGTTGCCACGACCCACAGCCGCCAGGCCAACCGTCATGACTGGCTTGACCAGATCCTTCGGCATCTTGGGCACCTTGCCCTCACGGGTCAGGATGTCCAGCTTCCGAGAAACGTAGGGAATCTGAAACTCGGTGGTCAGGATGGAATAAATTGAGCCGAGACTATTCTCAATCTGCAACGCCTGTAGGCGTACTTCTTCCGCGGTTGTTCTTTCAGAGTCTCGTACATCAGCCAGCATAAATGCCTGACTGAGACGCGCTTCGATCTGCTGCTTGCCCTGCATTGCGACAGCAAGATCAGTGCTCTTTTGCACTTGAAGCGCCAGAACATCGTTTGGATCACCAGTGACAAACGATCCATTGGGTGCCTTGGCAAGATCAGCGGCCTTCGTGACGCCATTGGGCTTGACCAGGAACAACACCTTGCTGCTGGCCAGTGAACCCTCAGCAATGGCCTGACACAACGCCTCACAGGTCTGCAGATCCGCGATGGCCGCGGCCTCCACGTACCCCACCCCATAGGGCTGACCATCGACACGGGTCATCCGCAGCGGCAGCCAGGGGCTCACGTCCAGTGGAGCCTTGCCCTCACTGCCCGGGATCTTCTTGCCCTTCACCTCCTGGTGCCATTCAACCCGCTTCTCCTTCCACTGGATGTAGGTGTAGATGCGAACCGTCTTGGCATCCTCCCGCTTGGGAATCGGATCCTGGTCATCGAGGATGCCTTTCAGCTCCTCGTCTTCTTCCTTGAGCATGTCCTGCACCTTCTTCGGCAGGACGTGAATCGCCAGCTCCTCGCACGTCACCACCTCCAGGGGGTTACCCATGGGGTCACGGCTGCAGACGTACCTGTTCAGGTGGTACACCCGCAGACCATCACTGCCGACGTACAGCAGGGCGTTGCCGGTGACGACCAAGTGCAGCACTGCTTCGTGGAACACCACACGGTCATTGCTGGCCTCGATCTCGCGCAGCACCAGGCGCTCGATCTTGCTCAGCGCTTCCTCAAAGCTCGACTTCTCCTCTGGGCTGACACCCTGCTGAGCCAGGGCCGCCTCATCCAATGAGAACCGGAAGAACTGCTGTGTGGGCGGCAGCAGAGCCAGCAGCATCCGACTGGCCAGGTTCAACACACCCCTGGCGCCAATGCCATTCCAGGGAACCGGGTATGACTCCTGGTTGTCGGGGGTTGGCTCGTTACTGGTTGGCACCAAGTACGGGATCGTCAGCCGCGCCGATGCCCGCGCACGATCCAGGCAGTAGTTCCTGGGGCCTTCAAGGTCGCGGTAACGAGATTCGGCAGTCGACATGATCAGATCGCAATGTTGGCGCCAGCACCAGCGCCTTGGCTGGTGGAGCCCAGTCGCAGCGAGGCCGTTGTTGACCGTGCCCGCCCTCGACCTCGCGGGCGATTTGTCATCGCTGGAGTTGGTGCCGTGGTTTGACCAGCAGCGCCAAGGATCTTCAACGACGACGAAACCGCTGTGCTGGTTGCCTTGATCTTTTGCTGCTTGATCTCCTCCGCCTTCGCAATCGCTGCTGCTTGCGCGGCTGCTTGCGCTTGCTGCTGCGCTGCTGCTTGCGCCATGGCCTGCTGCTGGGCCTGCTGCTGGGCCAACAGCTCAGCTTGCGCCTGCGCTTGCTGAGCAGCTAATTCCTCAGCTGCCTTCTTGGCCTCCTCCGCCGCCTTGTCGGAACCGGAAGACCCGCCACCACCACCGCCACACATAATCAAACTCCGATGTTGAGACCAGTGCCAGCAGTGCTGGGCGTGCCGGCCAGGCTGATCAGCAGATTGCTGGCTGGCTTCTCCTTCGGTGTCACAGCTGTTGTTGTCTCAGCTGAATCCGGCGTAGAGCCAGTTGTTGTGGTCGTCGCGTAGGCCGTGTTCTGCTGAGTAGCAGCAGCAGCCGCGGCAGCCGCTGTGTCAGCAGCTGCCTGCTTCGTCAGCTCCTGAGTCTTTGCGTTGGCGGCATCAACCTGCTGCTGCAGCTGTGCCTGGAAGGCAGCGTTCTGCGCTTCAAGCTGGGATGCGTATTGATCCAACGCTGCCTGGCTGGCTGCCAGCTCCTCCTCACTGGGACCCTGATAGACGACCGTTGGCTGACTGGGCTGCGATCCGAAACACATGGCTCAATCCTCCTAAGTGATGTTGAGGCCGGCACCCGGCCCAAAGCCGGCTGACTTCGCACTCTCAATTCGCAAGGCCCCCTTCCCTTTCGCCGTAGCTGAGGCTCGATTGCGACCCACTACCGGCGCTGTCGCTGACTTCTCGGGAGGAGGAGTGCCAATCAGCTGCGCCATTCGCATGGCCTGAGCACTGGTGTTCTCGGCGGCTACCCGTTTCGCCTCATTCGCTGCCTCCAATGCCTGCTGCTGCTGAAGCAACGAGTTGTTCAGCTGGTTCTGCATCAGCTGGACGCTGCTGCTCATCGTTTGGTCGATGGCAGCCTTCTGCAGCTCAAATTGCTGGTTGTAGGCGCCGTAATCCGGAACAGTGATCGTGGCCGCTGGGGCGCTGCCTCCGCACATCTCAGAAACCCTCCAGGTCGATGGCCAGTCCGTTCTCCTGCTGGTCCTCGTACTTCGCCGCCAACCACCGGACGACTGACACCTGACCAGCCTTGAACCACACCTCCTTCTCGTTCCAGGACAGATCTGGCGCCTGATCGCGGAACTCCGTGGCCAATCCGGCCACCAGGCGCTCGTCAATCGGCGGAAACCAGCCCATACAACGGGGGTGTAATGACACCAGCGTACCGACCGTCCTCATACTGAGAACAGCCCATCCACCCCCGTAGTCATGGCAGATCTGCAAGGGATGCTTGCCGACATGCACGAGGAAGTCATCCAGCAGGTACTGGAAGACCTCCGCAATGGTGACCGCAAGGCCAGGCAAGAAGCCATGGCCCTGCTCAAACAGAACAATGTGACCGCTACCGCAGCTGAGGGTTCAACCCTGCGTCAGCTGGCCGGGAAGCTCGACTTCTCCGGCATGGCAGACAAGGTCGTTGAACTCAAGCGCCCACCCGCAGCCTCGTAATCCCCCCATGCGCCTTGGTCATGGGCTTAGCTCTCCAGCCCAGCGCCAGGGCGTCCACACCAGCTCCCGTCTCATCCATCCACGCCTCATAGGCCTCCTGTTGCAGCTGGTCTGCACGGGCCTGCTGGGCACGGTCCTGGTCCTGGGCGGCGGCTTCCACGAAGTACGCGCAGGCAATCGCCAACGCATCCAAACGGTCGTCATGACTCAGGCAACCCTTCTCCGGTGTCAGACGTGATGCCTGGAAGAACAACGACCGGCTGTAGCCGTTCTCTGGGTCCTCATCCGTCATCCGGTAGTCATTCCGCACCACACGGGTCGTGACCACCAACCGGTGCTGCTGGATCAAGGGGCCAAGCGTGTCGCACAACCGGGTCTCCTTCCTGATGTTGTGCTTCACCTCCTCGATGGTCACCGGATGCTCCCGCATCAGGTGAGGCTTCAGCAGGGCGCTGAACATGCCATCGCCCATGTTCGCCTCAGCCACCACGTAGTTCACTTCCCACTTCTTGGCGACCTTCGCCAGGTGCTGCAACACCTCATCGGCATACCCCAAGGTGCTGCCGCCTGACTCCAACACAAACAGGTTGCCGTTCAACTCCGCCAGGACACACCACGCCAGCTCATCCGCCCCCCTGCCGGCAGGGTCAATCGCCAAGACACAACGCCAGGTCTCCGACCGACTGACCCAGCCGTTCTGAAAGATCGGACGGTGGTAATGACAGTCCCCACCCATCCCCACACAGACCAGGTCCTGCAACCGACAGTCCGGTTGGTTTGACCACACCACCGTCTCTGGCAAGGTCGTCCCATCAATGTCCATCACGATCAGGTCACCCAACCGGATCGGGTACTTGTCCAACGTCGCCAGACGTGTGTTCAGCTGGAACTGCAACAGGAAACTTGACCTCGTCATCGAGGCCTGTCTTTGCAGGATGTCCTCATGGCTGAACCGCTCTGGATCGGTCGGTTCACCCACCAGGGCCGGGTTGTCCGTCAGCTCAGACCAGACCCTCGGATCCAGATTGCCGTCATAGCAATCCACCTCATCTGGATACAGCGCTGGGAAATACCTCGCCTTGTACCCACGCTCCCTGACCAATCGCAGGTAAATGCTCGCCTCCGTATGGGGCGTCCCCAGATACATGATCTTCCGGGGCAGCAGCTGACCCTCATCCGGCTTGATGATTGACTCGATCTCCGTCACCGCATGAGCCACACGCTCCTGCTTCAACTGCGTAATGACGTTCTGAACCGTCTCGATGTCATCAAGGATCGCGCAGCTACAACGCTGACCCGTCGTTGACCCCATCACACCCATTGACCGCATCGATGGGCTCTGCTCCACCACCGCAGGACCCACGTCAAAAGCCGTACTGCTGAATCGGTTGGCAAGACCAGGGGTCAGGATTTGGAGAATGTCAATCTCCCCGATACACTTCAACGCAAATGACGAGAAGTCTGTTGCCTTCACCGAGGTAGCCGAGACCACCAAGATCTTTTCCTGGGGGTCCGTCCGCAGTCTCCACAACGCATAGAGAGACGCCAGTAATGACTTACCCAATCCACGGAATGCCACCGTCAGCTGCCTGGTCGGGCCATTGCCCATCCAGTCCGCCACTGCCACCTGCTGCTTGGTCGGATACTCCGCCAACTGCAGCTCCCTCAGGCAATACGCCAAGAAATACGGGAACTGATCCAGCGGTTCAGGTAGTGGTTCCCATAACTGCCGCATACCAGATCAGAGCAAAGCGTCGTCGCCAATCACTTTGCCTCGTACTGCCCTTTCCAACTGCTCCCGCTTCCCCTCAACCAGGTGCATCGAACTGACCGTGCAACACACACGGTCTTGACCATCCCCCAGACACACCCTCACACACCCGTCAGACAACACGTCCAGGTCCAGGTCCATCAGCTGTAAACCACCTCACCAAACGCCGCCAGCTGAATCAAGACATCTGCCACCTCGCTATCCCATTCCCCCGCATCACCACTGATCGCTGCTGCCCTCAGGTCATCCCTCACGTCGTATTGACCAGCCTCCAGCTCCGTCAACACCTCCTCCACACGGATGCGAGGAATCTCGATCCTCCCCTCACCCGTCTCCATCACCGTGTAGCAGTCCGGACTGAACGTGGCACTGTCTGCCCAATACCCAATCCCATACCCCGCCTGCTCACACAGACACTCAAAGTCCTCCCGCGTGATGACAGCCATCAACGACGTGCTGCCTTCACTGTCCCCCCATCACCCCCTACAGCCTTCGCAGGAGGCTCAGGGGCTACGTACTCAGGGCAGACATAACCCGTGTACCCCTTGGCCGTCACAGCCGCCTGCACAACGCTCAGAGACGGGTCTGGTGTGCCCTCCAACCCCAGGGCCAACGCAGTGAAGTTGCAGATGTACACGGCAGGTATCGGCTGGTCCCCTCATTCTGCCAATACCTGACAAGCAGAAAGGGGTCATGCCCAGGACATGACCCCTTTCCCGTCACCACCCCGCTGGCAAGAGCAGGGAGGTCTACCACGACCAGTGACATCAGGAGCTTAGCTCAAGCGCTCAGCAAGCAGGCGGTTGGTCTTCAGCTCGTCCTTCAACCTGGCCCATTCCCTCCTCTGGTCAGGAGTCCCCTCCCAGCTCGATGACAAGGCCGCCAGGTCCCGCTTGATCAATGCGTCCGACCTTGGCTGCCATTCAGGGGTATAGACCCCGCCACGCTTCTCCCTGCCCCACCTCAGCTTGGTCACTTGGCGGCCTTCTCATACATCTCGTCCTCCCACCCCTGAGGCTCGTACCGGCGCCCCTTCCAGGAATACCCCTCACCACAACCAGACGGCAGCTTCAGCACTTCCTCCGGCCTGGGAGCCTCCTTCCGCTCACGGATTGCCCTGGCACGCTCAGATGGCTTCTGGCCCATTACCTGGATCGCAGCACGCTGCCCTGGCACCTCAGAGCTGTGCAGCACCCGGTAGCGACGCTTCCAGCTGCCACTCCCAGTCCGTTCCAACCACAGACAGGCAATCAACCCATCGTCCAACAGCTGGTCAACGGCCTTGATCACCTGGGCCTTCCCAATCCAGCACTGGTCCGCAATCGCCTCGTGGCTGAACGCTGTTGTCCCCCCGCACTCTGGCTGGCCGTATTTCCCTGGCCGGTTGTCGTGCCATGCCGCCTCCCACAGCAGCCCATACACCAACCCCGCATGGCGGCCCAGCCGAACCGCCTCCCGAAACATCGGCCTCGACTCCTTCAGCAATACACTCACTGTTCCTCCTGGAACGACCACTACGGGAGCGTAATGCAGCCCCGTTCCGAATGGAACACAGAGAACTACAGGGAGACTCCTGGCGTTCTGAATGGAACACAGAGAACTACAGGGGCAGGACCCGTTCTGAATGGAACACAGAGAACTACAGGGGC